GGTAAATTGTCTGTGCCATATACTAGACCAGCATTGTTACGTCCAACTTTGATTAATGGTAAAATTCATAATCCTTTGTTAAATGGTTTGAAGAAATGTGGTGTGGAAACTGCAGTGTTACCTGAAGAATATGTTGCATCTGCAGCTCAAGATGTTTTTCAATTGGTGTCAACATGTTATAATACAATGTTAGATAAACATAAGTACCAGAGAATATTAACTTATGAGGAAGCTATTATGGGTGTATTTGATGATAAATTTATGTGTGCTATTAATCGTACAACGTCACCCGGGTACCCTTATTCTTTGGAAAATAAAGGTTTCCCAGGGAAAACTCGTTGGATGGGTAACAGTGAGGTATTTGATTTTACTAGTAAGGATGCATTGTCATTGCGTAACGATGTAAATAAATTACTTGAGGATTGTAAGAACGGAAAGATATCTAACGTGATTTTTGTTGATACGTTGAAAGATGAGCGACGAGATAATGCTAAAGTGGATGTTGGTAAAACTCGGGTATTTTCTGCAGGTCCTCAACATTTTGTTGTGGCTTTTAGACAATATTTTCTTCCTTTTGCAGCTTGGTTAATGCATAATAGAATAGATAATGAAATTGGTGTTGGTACAAATCCTTATTCTTATGATTGGGAACGTATTGCGAAAAAATTATCCAAGAAAGGTAAGAGAGTTATTGCTGGTGATTTTGGTAATTTTGATGGTTCTTTGGTTGCTCAGATTTTATGGGAAATATTTTGGGGAATATATGTACCGTGGTTACAACAATTTATTGATTTTGATACCAAGGAAGGTTTGGAAACTCTTAAAATTTGTGTAGGATTGTGGGCCCATTTGGTTCATTCTGTACATATTTATGATGATAATGTTTACATGTGGACTCATTCACAACCATCTGGTAATCCATTTACTGTTATAATTAATTGTTTATATAATATGATGATTATGCGGATTGCTTGGATTAAAATTATGGAACGTTATAAACGTTCTTTAATGTCAATGAAATGTTTCCGTAAGTATGTATCTATGATTGCTTATGGTGATGATAATGTTTTGAACATTAGTGAAGAGGTTTTAGATCTTTTTAATCAGCAAACCATTAGTGTTGTAATGAAAGAAATGAAACATGAATATACTGATGAAGCAAAAAGTGGGCATATTGTTAAATCTAGAACTTTAGAGGAAGTTAATTTTCTGAAACGTAGTTTTAGAAAATGTCCTGAGTTACATAGAATAGTGGCCCCTTTAAAGATTGAAGTTATTTATGAAATGTTGAATTGGACCCGTAATACTATAGATCCAGATGTTATTTTAATGACTAATATTGATACAGCTTTTCGTGAAATTGTTTTACATGGTCGTGATGAATATAATAAATTATACAAGGGAATCATGAAGTTAGTAGATGATTTGCCTGAAGTACCCCAAATACTAACATATGAACAGTATCTGATGGATGTGGAAACATTATCAGATGAACTGTACCAATTTTAAGGCTAAAATGTGATCTTGCCTTCCTATACAAATATTTGAGGTTAATAAAAGGAAGGTAATGCTATTTTAGTAACTAGGTTACTTATTTAAGTTTACGGCCCAGGATGCCTAGTGGTAGCCCCACAATATCCAGGGTATCCTCAATGCGACTTTATAGATTAGGTAGTCTTTAAGTCTAAGAAATTTACCTGCTACTTCTCAAAATTCAAATGATATTATTGAAGATCGTCAGCTTAGTTCAGAACAAAGAGAAATTGTTCATTTTTCTAGTGAAGGTGTTACGCCGTCGACTTCTGCTGTTCCTGACATCGTTAATTTGTCAACTTCTTATTTAGATATGACAACTCGCGAAGCCAGGATACATACTGTTAAAGATTTTTTGTCTCGACCTATTATTATTCATACTGGAACCTGGTCCTCTAGTATTGTGCCTGAGGGTGCTGGTTCACAATTATATACTACTAATTTTCCTGAAGCGTTGATTTCTAATGCTATGTATCAAGAAAAGTTAACTGGATTTGTAGGATTGCGTGCTACTTTAGTAGTTAAAGTACAAGTTAATTCTCAACCTTTCCAGCAAGGTAGATTAATGCTGCAATATTTTCCATATGCACAGTATATGCAAAATAGAGTAGCATTAGTTAATGCCACATTGCAAGGAAGATCTGGGTGTCCACGAACTGATCTTGATCTTAGTGTAGGAACAGAAATTGAGATGCGTATGCCTTATGTTTCACCTCATGTGTATTACAATTTAATTACTGGCCAAGGATCTTTTGGGTCTATATATTTAGTTGTATATAGTCAATTAAGAGATCAAATATCAGGAACTGGTTCTGTAGAATACACTGTTTGGGCTCATTTAGAAGATGTAGATATTCAATATCCAACTGGTGCTAATATTTATACTGGAAATTCACCTAATTTTGCTTCTTTGGGGCAGAAAATGTCTGCTGGTAAATTTACCGAAAGGGATGTGCGTCAAATATGGGGTGATAAATCTTATTCTAAGAAACCTGATAAAATCTTCGCTCAAGTATTATCTGAAATTAAACAATTAAAGGATGATGGTACCATTAGTAAAGGTATTGGTCAAGTTTCTGAAGGTTTATCAACTATGTCTCGCATACCTGTTTTAGGGAATTTATTTACGAAACCTGCATGGATATCATCACAAGCTTCTAATATTTTTAAGATGTTAGGATTTTCTAAACCAACTCTTCAAGGTTTACCGTGTGAATCTAAGTTGCGTGGTCAAACTCATATGGCTAATTTTGATGGTGCTGATACTTCCCATAAAATGGCATTATCAGCAGAAAATCAGATCGAGACTAAACCTGGTCTGGCTGGAACTTCTTCAGATGAAATGGATTTGTCACATGTTCTTTCTATTCCAAATTATTGGGATCGTTTTACATGGAATACAAGCGCTGCAACTGGTACCCAATTGTGGAATAATTATGTTACACCTATGAAGATTAAATCTTATTCAGATACTATTCTGGATAGATTTAGATGTACACATATGGGTTATGTTGCTAATGCACATGGTTATTGGAGAGGTTCATTAGTATATACATTCAAGTTTGTTAAAACACAATTTCATTCTGGACGTTTACGTATTTCTTTTATACCATTTTACTTTAATAGTACTATTTCTACCGGTGATGTTGATGTATCTCGCTCTCAGAAACTTATAGTTGATTTGCGTACTTCTACTGAAGTTTCATTTACTGTACCTTATGTGTCAACTAGACCTTGGATGTTTTGTATATGACCAGAAGCTTCATGGTTGGGAACAGATAATGTGATGATGTATAATGCCGTTACAGGTATTGTGCGTATTGAAGTGTTGAATCAACTAGTTGCGGCTAACAATGTACATCAAGCTATTGATGTTATAGCTGAAGTTTCTGGTGGACCAGATTTGACATTTGCTGCACCCTGTTCACCTTCTTATGTACCTTATTCGGGTACTTTTACTGCTCTTCAGAGTCAAATTAAAGAAGAGGAAAAAGAAGAAGAATATGATAATAATGTTTATCCCCGAATTAAGCGATCAATTGAAGAAAATCCAGAAAGGATTATTGCACAAGTTATGGGTGAAAATGAAGCTATTCAACGAAATGATGCACAGCATGGACAACATCCAACTTCTATAGATACGCATATGATATCATCTAATTGGTCACCAGAAGCGCATTGTATAGGTGAGAAGATTATGTCTATTAGGCAATTAATTAAGCGTTTTGGTGGTTTTATTGGGTTAACTTTGTCTAGCGTAAATCCTTGTGTTGTTGCTGCTCCGTTTTCAGTAGCAACTCCTGTTAGTGTCGTTGGTGGTTCTAAAACTACTCAATTATTTGAATATTATTATTATTTATATGCTTTTTGGAGAGGCTCTATGCGAATTAAAGCTGTACCAATGTGTGTTGATCCTAGGGATGATGCAACACGTACTTATGTAGCTAAATCCTCTTCAACAACTTTAGCTTTTTCCTTAATTAATAGTGTTCAGGATACGTTTAATACTTTAATTTCAAGGTTTTCAATAGGTGGTTCACCAATACAGATTACTACTAATGTTACAAACCCCATGTACAATATGGGAAATTCAGTAAATCAAATACCACCAAATATTGAAGGTATAATTGAAATAGAAGTTCCATATTATAATGTATCACATATATCCCCGGCTACTACTTATAATACTAATGAAAGACCTATTTCAATAGATAAAGTTCTTAAGGGACATCTACCACCTGCAATTTTAACTGTTTTCAACACTGGAGGGGGTACGCCTGTATCTGGTGCTACTGGTCCTGCTGTTGAGGCGAATTTTATTCAATTTTATAGAGCTCCAGGTGATGATTTTTCTTTCATGTATTTAGTTGGAGTTCCTCCACTCGTTAATGTTGCTCGCGATCCTTAAATACAATAAGACGTTGTACCTCCATGTTCTTCTAACATGTATTGGCAAACTTCTTAAAATTTTATAAGACGTTGTACCTCCACACTCTTCTAGTGTGTATTGGCAAACTTCTTAAAACTCCATTATTGAATTTCTTTTTATAAGTTTGAGATTTAAACAAATAATTATTCTTAAAATGATAAGTATAAGGTTATATTTTTATTTGGTTTTTGGTTTTATT